GAGCAACGGGCCGAGTCTGTTTTGTCGCCGGAATTGCTGGAAAGGGGACTGACGGAGGCCGCATAAAAATAATTCACTTCCCCTCTTGCATAAGGCCCGCAATGGGCCTAGTATAAGAATCAGAAGGCAGGCAATAACGACCTGTCAACGAGGGAAACATCATGAACCACAAGCAAATCACTCGCTGCATTCAGCGCGCAGACCGCAACTACGTCATCATCGCGGACTGCATCCGCAACGATGGCTGCCCCATCTCCCTGAAGATGGGCGGCTATAAAAGCCGCATCAGCCACCGCCGCGTCAAAGCGGCGATGCAAGCCGCAAAGGCCGCATTTCCCGGAGCGGACGTATTTGTCCGTGACGGCGGCACGCTGGTGACACCGGAAGTCGCTGCCGAATGGCAGCAGCACACCGCTGACAACGGTTACTGGTGGCCGAAGTTGGCAAAATGGGCAGCCAAGGCGGCCAGCACCGCCGCGAAAATCAACGGGGGGAGTAATGAGTGAACCTCCCCGAAGCGGGCTACACGCCCGCCAACCTCCGCGCCCTGCTGAAACACGCAGGGCTTACCCAACAGGCCGCCGCCGGCTTGCTTGGAGTCGATGGCCGCACCGTCCGCAAGTGGCTGGCCGATGTTGATAGCGCCAGTCACCGGGACATGCCGCTGCATCAGTGGCTGAAGTTGCTTGACGCATTGCAACAATGCGACTAATTTATCCCCATGCTGGTCGTACTATGCCAGCAACACAATTTCACCAAAAAGCCTCGCCATCGTGCGGGGCTTTTTCGTTTCAGACCCTCGCCACGGCTAAAACCGTGGTTTCGCCGGTTGTGTTCTAGCCCGGCGCTTTTTATTCCCCACAAGGTCATGCGCATGTCCATCACGGCAACAAGCGGAGCAAAAGCCGGCTCCACCGGGCTGCTGTCCGTCACGATTGCGTCCGTAACGTTCCCGCTTGATGTCGCTGTCCTGCTTGGCGCTTTTGCCGGATCTGCCGTGTTCGTGCTGTCCGCCATCGAGTACCACTGGCTGGTTCGTGTCGCCTACCTGTTTTGCGGGACCACCATCAGCTATCTGTGTGCAGACTGGACCGCTGAATCCCTGAGCCTGACTAATCATGTGGTTGCTGCCATCCTCAACGGCGTGACCTGCATCCTGCTGCTCAACGGACTGATCGAGCGGGAGCGCTCCGGAAAACTGCTCACCTCCCTGATCGACACCATCCGGAATGGCCGCAAATGACAATCTCCGTCCTCGCCCTGATCAATGGCCTGCTCTGCGCGGCCATCTGCCTCCGACTCCTGACGTACCAGCGCGGCGCCAGCAGACACAAACCCATGGTTTCGGCGTTTGCCGCTGTCCTGGTGTTTGCCTCGGGTGGCGAGGCCATGCTCTGCCTGCTGGGCGCCGAGAGGTGCGTGACCCTGCCCCAGGTGCTGCTGACGGCCTGCATGGCGGCATTGGTGTTCGCTCACCGCGGCAACGTCAGTCGCTGCCTGCCGCTGAGCAAGGAAAAGCGCAAGGCGCTCAAGTTGTTCAGTCACCGCACGGGGATTTGATCCGTGGCAGCCCGCAAGCCGGTTGATTGGGAGCGGGTCGAGGCGGACTACTGCGCGGGGATCAAGTCACTGCGGGAGATTGCGGCGGAGCATGGCACAAAAGAAGGGACCATCAGGTCCAGGGCAAAAGCGCAAGATTGGGTGCGCGATATTTCCGCAAAGGTCGCGGCAAAGGCCCAGCAGATTTCACGCAAAGAAGATTCACGCAGCATTTCACGCAGCGAAAAGGCCATTTCCGAGCGCGAGCTGGTCGAGGCCTCCGCCCAAGCCATCGTCAACGTCAAGCTGAGCCACCGCAAGAGCATTTCCCGCCAGCGTGAACTGGTTGAGCGGCTGTTGCAGGAACTTGAGGCCCAGACCGGCGATACCGACCTGTTCGGCCAGTTGGGCGAGTTGATGCACGCACCCGATGACAAGGGCGTGGACAAGTTGAACGACCTGTACCGCAAAGTCATCGCCACGCCCCAGCGCATCGACAGCCTGAAGAAACTGGCCGAGACCCTGAAGCACTTGATCTACCTGGAGCGCGAGGCGTTCGACATCACTCCAGCGCCGACACCGGGAGACAACGCATTGCAGGCCATCGCCAAGGCCATCCAGGGCAACACGCTGCCGATTGTCCATGATGACGTGGGCGCAGATGACGACGCATAAGGGTGACGACTGGCTGATCCCGACAACGGAAGAAGAAATGGCCCGTTGTCTGGCAGACCCGGAATGGCGTCTATTCAGCGGGTATCTGTACAAGATCATCATCAAGGGCGACAAGGGCGACAAGGACAAGGACAAGGACAAGGACAAGAACAAGGAAGGGCTGGTGATGCCGTTCCGCCCCAACCGGGCGCAGCGCAAGTTCATCCGCCGCCTATGGCACCGAAACATCATTCTTAAAGCCAGGCAACTCGGGTTCTCCACGTTGATCTGCATACTGTGGCTGGATACCGCGCTGTTCTGCGAGAACGTACGCTGCGGGATCATCGCCCAGGACCGCGAAGCCGCCGAGTCATTGTTCCGGGACAAGGTGAAGTTTGCCTACGACCAGTTGCCCGACGCATTGCGCCAGATGATGCCGCTGAAGGCCAACAACGCCTCAACGCTGGTATTCGGTCACAACAACAGCAGCATCCGCGTCGCTACCTCGATGCGCTCCGGGACCATTCACCGGCTGCATATATCCGAGTTTGGCAAGATCTGCGCGAAGTACCCGGACAAGGCTGTGGAGGTCATTACCGGCTCAATCCCGGCCGTTCCGTCTACCGGTGTGCTGGTGATCGAATCAACGGCGGAAGGGCGCGATGGTTCGTTCTACAAGTTGACGCAGGCCGCGATGGCGGCTGCTGAATCCGGGAAAAAGCTATCCGTGAAAGACTACCGATTCCACTTCTTCCCGTGGTGGCAGGAGCCCGGCTACCAGATCGACCCGGATGACGTGCTGCTAACGGAGCAGGACGACGAGTATTTCGCCCAGGTCGAGAGCGTCACCGGCACGACGCTGACCGCCCGGCAAAAGGCCTGGTATGTCGCCACACGCGACAGCGAGTTCTCGGGCGAAGACGAAAAGATGTGGCAGGAGTATCCAAGCTACCCGGAGGAGGCATTCCAGGTCAGCACCGAGGGCTGCTACTTCACGAAGCAATTGACGGCCGCGCGCAAGGAAGGGCGCATCAAGGCCACGCTTCCGCTACTGCCGAACGTGCCATGCAACACCTACTGGGACATCGGCAACAGCGACGGCACCGCGATATGGGTTGTGCAGCGCCTTGGCGGGGAGAGCCGGATGATCCGCTTCTACGAGGCCTGGGGCGAGCCATACAGCCATGCAGCGCAGTGGTTGCAATCGCTGGGCGTGGTGTTCGGCACGCACAACCTGCCGCATGACGCCGATCATGTCCGGCAGGGACAGAACCGCAACATCAGCCCCCGGCAGATGCTGGAGGAGTTGATGCCCGGCCAACGGTTCGCCACGGTGGACCGGATTCAGGATGTGAATTGGGGAATCCAGCAGACACGCGACATATTCCCGACGCTGGTGATCGACGAGTCGCACTGCAAGGCAGGCCTCGCGCACATTTCCGCCTACCGCAAGAAGTGGAACGACCGCATGGGCTGCTGGAGCGATGAACCGGACAAGACCGGTGGGCACTCTGAAGCGGCCGACGCATTGCGGCAACTCGGGCAAACCGCCCACTCCGACGCCAAACAGGACGCCGGGAAGAATTTCCTGCAAAAGCGCCGGGGTTCGGCGAACTGGAGAAGAACATGAACGGAATGAGTTTTGGAGATGCCCTGAAGGCGCTCAAAAGCGGAAGGCGCGTCTGTCGTGCCGGGTGGAATGGCAAGGGTATGTGGCTGTACCTGATCCCGGCCGAAGTCATGGGGGTTATTTCCGTCAGACCGCCAGCATCAAGCAACAATCCCGGCGAGAAGTACAAGCCCCACGCATCAATTGCGATGAAGACGGCAGACGGATCGCTCGTTGTTGGATGGCTTGCATCGCAGGCAGACATGCTGGCCGACGATTGGATGCTGCTGGAGGACTGACACCATGAAATACCACGCCATCGGCTACCTGGTCATCCTGATGATGCTCTCCGGCTGCTCAGCGCTGGCCGCCATGCCGTTCTCGCCTGAAATCACGATCAAGATCGGCTTGAAGCCTGCCTTGGTGATCCAGAAGGCCGAGCCCGACGAAATCAGCATCGAGGAACTGCAATGACTGCTGCCGCAACCGGCCTGACGCTGGGGACCAATTTCCGCGAAGTGCAGGGAAAGGCCGATCTGCGCGCCTTTCTGGTTAATGCCTCACTGGACGGCAACAAGGACGCCTTTCTGGTGTTCGGCAAGAGGCAATTCGGGTTCGGCAAATCCTACTACTTCCCGCGGTCCGAGGCATGGCGCGTCCGTGAGAACGAGGAAGAACCAGAAAGCGAAAGTATGGGTGTTTATTTCTATCAGTTGTGTCATGACATTGCCACGGCCATGTACGGATCTCCCAACAAGCACGATGTTCGGCTGTGTGGCGACATCCTGCTGAACCATCTGGACGAGTTGGTGGCGTTCCCGCCCGATGACGGCCAGGCAGAACACGACAGCATGATGCGGCAGGCCGAACTTCAAGAGCTGGTCATCAAAATCAACGGTAAAACTCTGGTGGACGCGCGATGAACGAAATGCAGCCCGCGCCGGGCGATAACCGGCAGGTATTGCCGACGCAGAAGGAAGGCGAGTACGACCTGTTGTGCTGGCTGCGCAGCATCATCGACCGCGAGACATGGCTGCAAGCGAAATCACGCGCCCAGATGGCGCTGGATGCCGACTATTTCGACGACAGGCAATACATGGGCCTGAGCGAGAGCGAGGTCGCGGAGCTGGAGGAGCGCGGACAGTCATTCCTGCAATTCAACGAAATCAAGCCCGCTATCCTGTGGATTACCGGCGCCGAGAAGCGTTCACGGTTCAACTGGCGCATCGCTCCGCGGTCTGAGGACGACGTAGAGCCCGCCATCCGCAAGACCAAGCTGGTCCGCTACATCGAGGACATCAACAACGTCCAATGGAAGCGTTCGGCGGCGTTCGAGCAGATGGTCAAGGTCGGCTGCGGATGGACTGAGGTCGCCTACCGGCCGGACCCGTTCTCCGGTGAGTGGCGCATCTGCATCGAGGATGTTCATTGGCGCGAAATCATCCGCGACAGCACCAGCCGCCGCAGCGACATGAGCGACGCCCGCTACGTCATCCGCACCCGGATCGTGGACAAGGAGGAGGCGACGGCGTGGTTCCCTGACAAGCGCGATCTGATCGAAGCTGAGTGCCAGGAACGCGACGACCTGGAGCAGGAAGTCCAGAACGAGGCCTACATGGTCACTGGTCATTCTGTCGGCGCCAGTGGCGCGCTGTCCCTGAACCGGATGCGCTACGGCGAGGGCCGCATGGCTGTGCGCCTGTGGGAGGTCTGGTATCGCAAGACGACGCGCGTCAAGGTGCTGCGAGGCGAAGGCGCACTGGTCGGCGCTGTATTCAACCCGCAGGATCCCCGCCATGTTCAGGCGGTCCAGATGGGGATGGTTGAGCCGGTGGACAGCATCCGCCCGCAAATGCACGTCGCCATCATCACGCGCAACCATATCCTGCACTCCGGTCTCAGTCCATACCAGCACAACCGGTTCCCGTATGTGCCCCGCATCGCGTTCATCGACGACCGTGACGGCGCTGCCTACGGCGTCATCCGCTCCATGCGCGATCCGCAGGACGACCTGAACAAACGGCGCAACAAGGCACTGTTCATGCTCTCCACCCGCCGAGTTATCGCTGACGATGATGCCGTATCCGATTGGAACGAGTTGGAGGAGGAGGTTTCGCGCCCTGACTCGATCATCAAGGTCAAGCGAGGGTCAAAGTTGGAGGTTGTGGATAACGTCCAACTGGCTGCCTCGCATGTCGAGTTTGGGATGCAGGACTCCGCCTACATCCGGCAGGTGTCCGGCGTTACCGGCGAGAACCTGGGCCTGCCCACCAACGCCACATCCGGCATCGCCATTCAGGCGCGTCAGGAGCAGGGCACGATCATCACCACCAATTTGTTTGAGTCCAATTCACTGGCCATGCAGTTGGAGGGCGAATTGGCGCTGTCGCTGTGCGAGCAGTACATGACGGAGCCCATGCAGTTCCGTGTGACCGGTGAGCGCGGCCGTCCTGAGTTTGTGTCGGTCAACGACGGCAATCCCGAGACGGACATCACCAGCAACAAGGCCGATTTTATCGTGGACCGGCAGGATTACCGCACCACCGTCCGCGCAGCACTGGCCGAGCAATTGCTTCAGGTGGCCGGGCAGGTAGCGCAGCACACCGGCAACCCGATGATGGGCATGGCTATGGTGGAAATGGCGGTTGACCTGACCGACCTGCCCAACAAGGCTGAGATTCTGGCCCAGATGCGCCGTGTCAGTGGCACCCCGGACCCGGACGAGCCGCCAGAACAGCGCCAGCAGCGCGAGCAACAACAGCAACAGGAGCAGCAACGCCAGGCCGAGATGACCAACCGCAAGATATTGGCCGAGATTTCCAAGTTGGAGGCCGACGCAGCCAAGGCGCACGCAGGTGCGGACGCTCAGGCAGCACAAGCCATTCGCGACAAGATGCAGGCCTTGCAGGACGCCATGTCGTCGGCCGGGCTGGTATCCACAAACCCCAACCTCGCAGGCATCGTTGATGACCTGCTAAGCAACATCAACCGCATTTTGAGTCCGACCGGAGCAATGCAATGACAGATCAAGCAATCGACAATCCCGAAGTCCTGGATCAGGAATCGCCCAAGGCGGCCGAAGATACCACGATGGAAGGCGACTTCACCCCGGCCGAGCAGGAAGGCCTCGCCGAATACAAAAAGCTGATGGATGCCATCGAGCGAGGCGAGGAATACACGCCAGCAGCAGAGGTTGCTGCTGATGACGGTAATGCCGACGCCGGGAGCGAGAATGCTGGCGATGCGACACCTGAAGCCGCAGTCGAGGCTGACGGCCCAACCGAAGAAGAACTGTCAGCCATCCTGACCGGCCATGCCGAAGCCGTCACCGGTATTGAGGCTGAGCTCAAGGCCGCCGAAGAAAAGGCGATTGCGCTGGGCGATCAGTTGGAAAACGGCGAAATCAATCAGGCCAAGTACGAGATTGAATACCGGCGCGCGCTGCGTGACATCGAGTCCATTGAAGGCAAACTGGCCACGGCTCAGGCCGCGCTGTCACAGTCGGAAGTTGCTGTCGAGCAAGCATCTGTCCAGTCCGATCCGTGGTATCAGGCGGCGACAAACTTCCTGGCTGAATCCGGCAATGACATTTTCAATGCTGGCGAGCACCACGAAGGCCTGAAGCAGGCGATTGCGTTCGCGTCCGGCCTCAAGCAGAACGCCGACAAGGATCCGGCTGAGATCATCCGCATCGCTGCCGACACCTACCGGGCCATGACCGGGATGACGAAGCCGCAAGCAGCAGCAAAGCCTGCCGCAAAGAACACGCCCAAGCCCGCCCCAGACATCCCGCCCGTGCTCGGGCAGATGCAGGCCGCCTTGCCGAATAACGACGATAGCCCGTTTGCGCATCTGATGAACTTGTCCGGCCCCGCCTACGAGGAGGCCTACAGCAAGTTGTCGCAGGCGCAGAAGGACGCATTCATGGACAGCCTGGCAGGGTAAACCCATGGCAAAGCAAACAAAATTGTTTCGAGACGTTGAAATCGGTGGTACGATTATGGTAGGCGACCACCGCATTTCAATTCTTGAGCGCAAGGGTCGCAAGATCAGGGTGGAAATCCGCTCTGATGCGATAATTCGAGTGGCAGGGAATAGTCCCGGCCAACTGGCGCAAGAGTGCCTCACCGATAACTCAGTGAGAGGTACTCAAGATGGGCCAGACCACCATCGGGACTAGCAGCGCGCAAACCAAGAAGTTGTTTGCTGGTGCCCTGTTCAACGACGCCATTTTCGGATCCTATTGGGGTTCGACCTTCATGGCAGCCGGTTCCAAGAGCCGCACCCCCAATACCCCCATGCAGCTTGTCACCGATCTTGAAAAGGACGATGGCGATACGGTCAATTATGACCTGTATGTGCAGCTCAAGGGCCGCCCCACGCTGGAAGATGACAACCTCGAAGGCAACGCCGAGGCTCTGCGCTCCTACAGCGACAGCATCACCGTCACCCAGATCCGTCACGCCGTTGACGCTGGCGGTCGCATGACCCGCAAGCGCACTGTCAACGAGCTCGGTGCCATCGCCAAGGAAAAACTGCAAGACTGGTGGTCCCGTCTGTTCGACGAGATCAGCTTCATGCACCTGGCTGGTGCCCGCGGCGTCAACGACGATTTCATCGAGCCGACCACGTTCACCGGTTACGCCGGTAACAGCCTGACCGCTCCCGACTCCAGCCACATTGTCTACGGCGGTTCCGCGACCTCCAAGGCCACCATTGCCAATACTGACGGCATGAGCCTGGCCGTGCTGGACAAGGTGATCACCAAGGCCAACACCATGGGCGGCGGCGTGACCGACATCCAGCGCGTGGTGCCCCTGAAGATGGGCAACCGCGAATACTTCGTGATCGTGATGCACGACTTCCAGGAACACGCCCTGCGTACCGCTACCGGCACCGGCGGCTGGCTGGACATCCAGAAGTCGCTGGCCACCAATCTGGGCAACAAGTCCCCGATCGTGAACGGCGCCCTGGGCGAGTATCGCGGCGCGATCCTGCACAAGCACAACAAGATCATCAAGTTCAGCGACTACGGTGCTGGCGGCAACCTCGCCGCTGCCCGTGCGTCCCTGATGGGTCGTCAGGCTCTGGTTGCCGCTTTCGGTTCTCCCGGCGACGGCCTGCGCTTCGGCTGGGAGGAAAAATACACCGACGTTGACAACAACCGTCTGGTGATTTCCACCAACACGATCATGAACGTGAAGCGGCCGATGTTCAATTCCAAGAACGTCAGCAGCATCGCCATTGACACCTACGCCGTGGATCCGAACGCCTAATCGGCGTTCGACCCCATAGCCCTGTTCTCACCGGAGAATTGACATGACCGTTTACACGCCTACCCAATTCCAGGAGCCGATTCCGACCAACACCACCGCTGGTGGTGAAATCGTGTTTCGCGCCTACTGGTCCCCGTCTTCCGGCACTCGCCTGCTGGACGGCGACATCGTGCGCCTGGCCCGCCTCCCGGCTGGCTACGCCATCACCGACATCGTGCTGGACACCGCCGCCTGCGGCACCAACTGCGCGGGCAATGTCGGCATTCTCGCCAGCGCTGACAGACCGACGGTCGTCTCGTCCGTCGTGATTGCCACCGGCTCTCTGGCCACGGCAGCCATCAAGCGGACCGACACCGTTGGCGCCACCGGCTACGCCGTCAGCACCAGCGAGCAGGCCATTGGCGTTGAAATCACCACCAGCGCCGACGGCGGCCAGTCCATCGCAGCCAGCGCCAAGATGGCCGTGCTGATCCGCGCCCGCCCGAAGCAGAAGGTGGAGTAAGCGCAACATGAAAGTCGAATGCTTGATAAAGCGGAAGGGCGGATCACACATTGAGTTTGGTTATCCGCCGAAGGTTACACGATTCCATTTCAAGCCGGAGTCCGACGAAGATTACGCGCCCCATGTCTGTGACATCCCTGACGGCTCGCCCTATCTGGGCCGTCTGCTGGCTATCACGGAAGGGTATCGCGTCTACGGGGCTGAAGTCGTTGAAGATGACAGCCCCAGCGCCGACGACAGCAAGAAAGACCCGTATGCGGACAAGTTCGATAACCTGCATCTGGTCAATCCCAATGACGTTGACGGCAGGTTTCTGGCTGCGTTCGCCCGCGATGTATTGCAGGTTCCGGCCAACAGCAAGTCTGCGATTGCTGACTTGCTGAAGAAGGAGTTTGGCATTGATGTCGCCGTGGCCCGTGAAACGTCAAACAGCATGATCCGGATGGCTCTGGCTGAGTGCGTCAAGCAGGCCCAGGCTGAAGCCGAGCAACTGAAAAACATGCAGTAATGCCGTGAGGTCGCGCGATGCAATGCTCTATCGTTCTGGCCCAGGTCAGGTATTCACTCAATGATCCGTCTGCGGCAACGTGGTCGGATTCGACGCACCTGATTCCGGCCCTGAACGACGCGCTGCGCGCCCTTGTTTCTGTCCGGCCTGACGCGGCCTCCACGACCGCCGTCAAGCTGCTGTCTTCCGGCACGCAGCAATCTATCCCGACCGACGGGACCCGGCTGCTGCGAGTCATCCGCAACGCTGGCGAGGACGGCCTGTCCTCGACCGGACGCGCTATCCGCCGCGTATCGCTGGACACCATGGATGCGTCCATGCCGACGTGGCATGGGGCCACCGGCCAGGCTGAAATCCGAGAATATTCCTACGACGAGCGCGTTCCGCGTGAGTTCTGGGTGTATCCGCCTGTTGCGGCCTCGCCGACCATTGGCGTAGTTCTGACCTACGTCAAGACACTGACCGCCATCACCGCAACAAGCGACACATTCCCGGTTGACGATTTCTACGCCCCGGCCGTTGAGGCGTTCATGCTTTACCGGCTGATGGGCGGGGATGATGAATCCAGTCCCAACTATCAGGCCGCGCAGGCTCAATTCGCCGCGTTTCAAACCCTGCTGGGGCTCAAGTCAGGTGGTGATGCCGCCATGTCAGCACGGAGGGATACCCAGTGACCAATGTCGCCTACACGCAATGGCTTGATCATGTTCAGCCGCATGTTCCGGACTGCCCGTCGCCAATGATCCTGCTGGCCGTTCGGCAGGCGTGCATTGAGTTCTGCCGCCAGTCCCGCTATTTGCGCGTCAATCTGGACGCGTTTAACACCGTGGTCGGCGACGACGAATACGAGCTTGCTCCGCCGACGGATACCGTTGTGTCCTCAGTCCTGAATGTACGCTGTGGCGACCGTCTGATTGATGCCGCCAGGCAGGAAGACTTGGACGCCGAGGCAAACTACTGGCGAGACCTGGAAGGCCAGCCATCGCGCTACCTACAGCCGGACGAGGCCACCATTATCCTGAACCCGATACCGCAGGAGATCATGGTTGTGCGCATCCTTGCCGCCCTGTGCCCGTCGCAGGCGTCCGGCGGTGTGGACGAGGGAATCTTTGAGCGATTCCTTGATCAGACATCCTCCGGCGCGCTGGCGCGACTTATGGCTATGCCAGGCGTCGCATGGAGCAATCCGGATTTGGCTGGCTACCACGCGCAAAACTTCAATTCCGGAATGGCCAAAGCCTCCGACATGGCTGCGCGAGGGCTAACCGACAACAAGAAGATTCGCGCCAAGGCGCGGTTCATGTGAGGCCGCGATGACCACCTTTACGCTCACGGTATCATCTGACGGCCTTGGTCTTGGGGTGCTTGCAGGGTGC